TCTTCTCCAGGAGTAAGCGTAAATTTTATATCGTGACATGTGTCACTCAGATTGAACATCATTTTCTTCATCCTCAAATATAAAAGATGGGGCGGGAGCCAGAACAGTTCCCTGTTCGTGCAGAGAGGCCAATCCTTTGGCATCTGCACCTAGCTTATCCGCAATAATAGAAAGCATATCATAATTACGCATAGACTGTATATACAATGCCCCTAGCAATTCTCTTATATTCTCCAATATGGCTGTATCTATATCTTCTCCTAGATTACCCATTTATCCCGCCCTCATAAATAAAAATATTACTATAAAAGTCAGAAGTATATATTTACCCACCCATAATCTCCTTTGTAATATGATCCCATTTGTTGGCTTCCATACCTGCTGAGTTATTTATCACTAAATCCCCATCATCATTATTTACAGTATACAGCCAAGGTTTGGGATTATCTAAATCTACCTTGCCTACAAGGACACCTTGATATGTGATCTCTATTACAAAATTGTCCATATCTGGCTCTTGTGGCTCTATATAGGCTCTTTCAAGATATATCTTGGCCATGCTCAATATTTTCTAAAAGGGGGTAATCTTCATCCATCATATTGTTGAATTCTTCCGAGCCTATCCAAAATATATTTCCTAATACTCGCCATGCAAAGTTTTTGCCATTTGCGAGTGCATCAGATATAGCCCAGGATAATACTTCTGAATCCAGTTTCCGACCCGCCTCAATGAGCATCGTGTATTCTACGTCCCGTATTGTGCGAGTTGAAAATATAGCATTACTTCTTGAAGGTTTAAATGATTCTGGCATTTGCTCATTTGTCAGCCAATCACACTTAAATACTTGACATGGGATTAATGGTCTATTCTCATAATTCCCGCATCCTTCTCCAGTTTTGACAAATTGACAAGGTACAGGAAGTCCATCTTCTCCAATGCCCATGGTTTTGCCAGCAATTTCTGCCCGCATATATCCATCACAGCATTTTGTACAGTTATCACAAGATCTGCCATTTACAAGAGGTAATAAATCCATTTCTTATTTTCGGCTCACTGATAGATCAAACGTTCTGCTAAGTCGCCAGGGGTTACAGTATGGTCAGGAGTACCAGTTAAATCTACTCCAGCGTCTCTGTAAGCCAGTGAAACCAGTTCTGAGCAGATCAGTCCGTGTTTCATTGCCAAACGCTCTAAGAACCGTGTATTTGCTAAAACCTTGAGTCCAAGAATTCTGAGGAATATATTTCCAATATCTAAAAAGCCATAAGGTTGTCCAACAAAGTGGTGAGCTGCAGCTACAATCTTGCCACGTGTGGCATCATCAAGATTTTCATGTTGATTCCAGGCAATTTTAGGATATTGCTTTGAAAGAGATATAACTACTCCTGTCGGACGAGCCTCAACTATTTCCCCGTCGCCAATATAAATAAAAGCGTGGTTCCATCTTGATATTGTTCCAAACTGAATTAGCTTTGCAGCCCATCCATTGGTTCTAACGACTCCGTAATCTCCTGGCTTTGGTTCGTATCCCATTTACCCATCCTTTTCATTCGCTCAATAATATTTTCATATAAAGTCTGTCCAGCTATATTTATATAGCCGCATGCATTACATTGTAGCATAACCTTACCGTTTAAGTCTTGATGCACCAGTGGAAAAATTGCTGGTTTATCCTGTTCGTGCATTGGACAGGCGAGAAACTCTACGTCCCCCGCCTGAGCCAAATTGTAGTATTTTGAAAAGACTTGAATTAGCATGCTAGTGCTATGTTCGCTTTCTGAAATACAGATTGTACGTATTCAAAAACTGTAGGATTGCCAGCCATTGGCTTTGACCAACTTCTGACGTTCCAAGCTCTTGTTGGAGACAAGTGTGCAGCTACGGCCTGTGCCCAGGTTCCATAGTGCTTGTAAGACCATTCCAATTCTGAAATCATCTTTTCATCTTGTACCCATGCAGGAGCCTTGCAAGGATTTTTATATCCCATAAAGTCTCCCCACGTACTAGGCATGTATTGGTAAGCGCCACATGCACTGCTTGAATAAGAATGGCGAGTGTAAGCACCTGCTCCACCAGTTTCCTGGGCTTTGATTGCGTTCGCCAGTCTTGATATGATTACCCGCTTGTCTACTCTTGATATTGAATTTAGCTTTACGCTATATGCGGGCATTAAAAAATTGCTTCTAGTAGTACGATCATTAATTAAATAAAGAGTTTTATTTTTTATCTTTACTTTATTATTAATATATTTAATATATATAATATCTTTAATATTAACTAAATTATTAATTTTATTAATATATAATATATTACTATTATACACAATTGTTTCTGCCGTTAATGCATTTGCAGCATTATTTCCAGTAATAAATAGTGTGAGAATTGTCACACCAATCATTATCCATGTTGTTCTCATCCTTGTTTTGTTCTCATTGTTCATTTTGAACCTCCTTCAGGAAAGAGTAGTAAAATCTATCGTATCATGATACAATAAGAAAAACAAGCGAACGGAAGAATTTGTGCTCAAAGTCTCATTTACTGGTGCTCCAGAATACATGGATAGAAATGTGGGGTATGGCGAAGCTTCCTGGCAGATATTTAAAGAATTTAATAATCAAAGCATAGAGCCTTTAGTAAAATCAAAAGAAGCTAATATAGGAATTTCTTTTGTTCAGCCAAATAAATATCTATTTGGTGAGAATCAATATAAAATTGGTTATACTCCTTGGGAATCAACTGGTATATATCCTAGCTGGAGAAAGCCATTAAATGAAATTATTGATGAACTTTGGACAACATCAGAATGGTGTGCTGAAATGTTTTCTAAATATACAAGCAAGCCAATATTTGTTTATCATCATGGAATTGAAGATAGCTGGATTCCTTTGAAAAGGTCCATCAATCCTAACCGCCCCTTCAGATTCCTTCACATTGGAGAACCCTTTTCAAGAAAAGACGGGCAGATGGTAGTGGACGCATTCACCAGCCTATTTGGAGATAACCCAAATGTTGAACTAGTAATGAAGTGTACTGGAATAAATACAACTAAAATATTTGATAAGGTTGATGGTCGCATAATTGGATCTCCATCAGCTGTCTATGAAAATATAAAAACTATAGAATCTAGAATTAGTGTTGATCAAATAAATGGGCTATATGATTTGTGTGACGCTTTTATATATCCATCTTGGGGTGAAGGTTTTGGATTTAACCCACTACAGTCTATGGCAAAGGGAATACCAGCCATATCAACAAGTGAATGGGCTCCATATAAAAAATATATTACTGCCCCAATAAGCTCAACATATGTTTCTTCTCCATGGCCAGACATACACCCAGGCCAAATGATGAAACCAGATTATAACGAGCTAGTTTTTTATATGAAAGATGTTTATGAGAATTATGAAAAATATTCTGATTTAGCTTATAAAAACTCTTTCTTGATACACCGAGATTATAACTGGAATAAGGTTACAAAACCAGCCGTTAAAAGACTCAAACAAATTCAAAAATCTAATTTTTGAAAAAAAAATGTGGTACACTTAATCTCTATTCTAAAAATCCAAGGAGCAACATGTCTAATACAATTGAAAACCCATATGAAAATTTTATCGCACTCTCCCGATACGCCCGCTGGCTAGAGGATGAGAATCGCCGTGAGACATGGGGTGAAACTGTAGACCGCTACTTTAACTTTATGGTAATTCAGTTGCGTGAAAAGCATGGCTATGTTCCAGACGATAAGATTCTTGCAGAACTTCGTGATGTAGTTTTTAATCGTAACGTAATGCCATCTATGCGTTCTGTAATGACCGCAGGACCAGCATTAGAAAGAGAGAACGTTTCTGGATATAACTGTGCATTTCTTCCTGTAGATAATGCTCGTTCATTTGATGAAGCAATGTATATTCTTATGTGCGGCACTGGTGTTGGATTCTCTGTTGAGTATAAGTACATCAACAAACTCCCCGCCCTTCCAGAAACACTTGAGAAGTCATCAACCACTGTTATTGTTGGAGACTCTAAGGAAGGCTGGGCAAAGGCTTATAGAGAGCTTCTAGGTCTTTTGTGGGCAGGACAAATCCCACAGATTGATATCAGCAAGGTTCGCCCATCAGGTGCTCGTTTAAAGACAATGGGCGGAAGATCATCTGGGCCACAACCACTAGTAAATCTATTTGATTTTACAATTCAAGTATTTAAGGGAGCACTCGGTCGTCAACTAAAGCCAATTGAAGCTCACGACATTATGTGTAAGATTGGTGAAGTTGTTGTAGTCGGTGGAGTTCGCCGTTCTGCCATGATTTCACTTTCAAATATTAATGATATTGAAATGGCACAAGCAAAGGCAGGTAACTGGTGGGAGAAGAACTCTCAACGTGCTTTGTCAAATAACTCTGTTGCATATTCTCGCAAGCCAGAGATGCAGCAGTTTATTGCAGAGTGGAAATCACTTTATGATTCTAAATCTGGAGAAAGAGGAATTTACAATGTGGCAGCAGCCCAAGCCCAAGCAGCAAAGTACGGAAGACGTAGTGCAGATATTCACTACGGAACTAACCCTTGCTCAGAAATTATCCTACGCCCTTATCAGTTTTGTAATCTTTCAGAAGTCGTACTTCGTGAAAAAGATACAATTGAAGATGTCACAAATAAAGTCCGTCTTGCATCCATTCTAGGAACATGGCAATCAACTCTTACAGACTTTAAGTACATCCGTAAGATTTGGAAAGACAATACCGAAGAAGAGCGTCTACTTGGAGTTTCACTTACTGGACAATTTGGACATAAGTTCTTTTCTGGACAAGAGGGACTAGATAAGCTTGGAGATATTCTTGATCATCTTCGTCAATGGGCAGTAGATGTTAATATTGTAGAGGCAGAGAAAATTGGGATTCCCGCCTCAGCAGCAGTTACTTGCGTTAAGCCTTCGGGCACAGTGTCCCAATTGGTCGGGGTGTCTTCAGGAATGCATGCATGGCATTCAGATTACTATATTCGTACAGTTCGTGGGGACAAGAAAGACCCAATTACTCAGTTTTTAAAGGATTCAGGTATTCCTGCAGAAGATGATGTAATGAAGCCAAATGATACAACTGTATTTTCGTTTCCAGTAAAAGCACCAAAGCATGCTATTACTAGAGATAAGCTAACAGCAATTCAACAACTTGAAGTTTGGCTTACATATCAGAGACACTGGTGTGAGCATAAGCCTTCCATTACAGTATCTGTAAAAGAAGATGAGTGGATGGAAGTTGGAGCATGGGTATATAAGCATTTTGATGAGGTTTCTGGAATTTCATTCCTTCCATACTCAGAGCACACATATGTTCAGGCTCCATACCAAGAGGTTACAAAGGACCAGTATGAAGATATGCTTTCAAAAATGCCTAAGAGCATTAATTGGACTGCATTATCCATGTATGAGCTAGAAGACACTACAACTGGAACCCAGGCATTAGCATGCGTTTCTGGTGAATGTGAAATTGTAGATATTGGCGGAAACTGATAAAATAGTCTATATAGGGGTGTCAAATGTCTGTTAAAGAAACTAATACAAGCGTAGTCCAGGGGGATACCTGGGATGCAGTTATATATGTTACAGATTCAGTAGGCAACCCTATAGATTTTTCACAAGGATATACCTTTTTTATGGAGGTAAGAGATAGAGATGGCGGGCACATAGTTTGTGCTACCGCATCTGTTGGGGATGGAATAACAGTCATTGGATTAGGAACAATATCTGTAAAGCTAACCCCTACAAAAACAAAAAACTTTGTTTTGCCAAAATCTAAGTATCAAATTATATCTGTAGATTCATTCCAAAATAGAAAAACTCTTGCACAGGGATGGTTTGATGTTGAAGCAGGTTTAATTTCATAATGACAGATAATATTTACGTAACGCTACAAAATACAAATATTGAAGTTTCAACCCCAGGATATCAAGGGCCAAGAGGTTTTCAGGGTGTGCAAGGTAATATTGGAAATACTGGAATTCAAGGCGTTCAAGGTATTTTAGGTTTACAAGGATACCAAGGCTTGCAAGGTTTTCAGGGAAATAGTGGTATACAGGGTTTGCAAGGCTTACAAGGAACTAAGTTTTTAGAGTATGGAAATCTTTCTGATTTGCCGCAGAACCCCCCAGTTGGATTATATTATTATGCTCAAGATATAGACAAAATGCTTTTTAGTGGCATTAATGGATGGAATAAGGTTTCTTCAACACCCGTCATTTTTACTTCGGGTGGTACATTAACATCAGACTCAACATACTATTACAGAACATTTACTGATAGCGGAACATTTTCTATTTTAAATGGTTCTTTAAATGTTCAAATACTTGCAATTGCAGGTGGTGGTAGTGGAGGATATAGTTCAATAGGCGGTGGCGGTGCTGGAGGAGTTGTTTATCAACAAACAAATCTTTCTCACAATTCCTACAATGTTATTGTTGGCTCAGGTGGCTCAGGAGGAAATGCTGGTTCAAATTCAGACGTCTTAAATCCAAGTTCAAATAGCGTATTATCATCACCCGCATTGGGAGGCGGAAGTTATTATCAACCCAACGGTGGCTCTGGGGTAGGAGATGGTGGTTTGGGAACGCCTGGTCAAGGATACAATGGTGGAGACAATCACGATGCTGGAGGCGGCGGTGCTGGAGGAGTTGGTGGAGAAGGATATTATTCTTATGGAAGACCTGGTGGCGGAAATGGTGGTCCAGGAACACATGCATATTCTGATTGGGCGTCAGCAACAAATACTGGTGTAAATGGTGGATATGCTGGAGGTGGCGGCGGATGTGGAGTTGACTATGATTATGTAGGTGCAGTTCATGGTTCAGCAACTGATGGAGGAGGACATGGAGGATTAAATTATCCATGGTACTTTACTTATTCACAACCAGGTACAGCAAATACTGGCGGTGGTGGTGGCGGAACAGGTGGGGATCCATCGTATGGCGTAGGCTCTGGCGGTTCAGGAATAGTAATCATTAGATATTTAAAGTCTGATGCAGGAATTTAATAGCTTTACATAAGCTTAGTAGTTAAGGTATACTTTAAAAATGAATTTAGTTCATAAATCAGTTCAAGCTGGTGGCAAACTTGCACCCCTTGTAATTAAAGAGGGTCTTAGTAAAGGCACTGGACTCATGAATCCATCTATATTCATAGATGATGATGGTGAAATAATTGTAAATCTTAGACATGTCAATTATTCTCTATACCATTCAGAAAAAGATATGATGTTTCCATCAGCTTGGGGACCTTTGGCATATCTTCATCCAGAAAAAGATATGAATCTTAGAACATATAATTACCTATGTAAACTAGATAAAGATCTTAATCTTACAGATTATACTTTGGTTGATACTACAGCTCTTGACATCCCGCCCGTTTGGGAGTTTGTTGGACTTGAGGATGCACGAGTTGTAAAGTGGGATGGAAAATATTATTTAGCGGGAGTTCGCAGAGATACAAAGCCAAATGGTGAAGGAAGAATGGAGCTTTCCGAGATTGAGCTAGATAAAGTTAATTGGAAAGCTAAAGAAATATCAAGATTTAGAATACCAGCGCCAGGGAAAAATAACTCATATTGTGAAAAAAATTGGTATCCAATTATTGATAAACCATATCATTTTGTTAAATGGACTTCTCCTACAGAAATAGTAAAAGTATCGTTAGACGATCAAGTAGGATGTGAGCAGGTATCTGAAAAGAAAACATTCCCAACTTTGTTTGATCAAAGAGGCGGATCTCAGATGATTCCGTGGAATGAATATTACATCTCAATATCTCATGAAGTAAATTTGTTTAATAACTATCTAGTTCAAAAAAATGGTGTATATAGACATAGGTTATGTGTGTGGGACTCTGAATATAATCTTGTTGGCCTTTCCCCCGAAAACTTTTCATTTCTTGATGCACATATTGAATTTTGTGCAGGAGCAGCAAAACTAGGTGATGATTTGCTTGTAACATTTGGATTTAGTGATAATGCAGCATTTGTTCTTAAAGTTCCAAATACTGTAGTTGAGTCAATGATAAGAGAGGCTTTGGCATATGGCAACAATTGAAGAATTAATTGAATCAGCTTCTTCAGATATGCTTAACCCAGAGCATAATTTTAAGATTGCAAGGGCATATGAAGAAATTGGTCAAACTGCAGCAGCTATGTCATTTTATCTAAGAACTGCAGAATATGGATACAATACACACCCTATATTGGTGTATAGTTCATTGATTAGAATTTCTTACTGTGTACTTGATCAATCTGGCAGAGAACATACATTAGAAAATTCTTTGCTTCAAGCCATTCAATATATGCCAGCTAGACCAGAGGCTTATTTTGTCTTGTCCCGCCAATATGAAAGAACCCAGAAATGGCAAGAGTGCTACACATTTGCTGAGCTTGGATTAATGTATACAAACAGGATGGAGCAGCTTCCAGTTAATGTTGAATATCCAGGGTCATATGCTCTTCTTTTTGAGAAAGCTGTAAGCGGCTGGTGGCGGGGAAGAAAAAATGAGTCACTATCAATTTTTAATGAACTCCTAGCCCAAGATATAGCTCCAGAGTATCGCTCATCCATAGAATATAATTTGTCAATTATAGGCCAAAAATAACGGATTTTATAAGTACTTTGGTATACTTATATCGTCATGACAAGCAACCCTAGTAATACGCCCAAGGGTTTTAGATACCCTATCTACTCAGATTCACCAGATGTCCCTAGAGACTTAGGCAACCTGGCATCTGATATTGATGCATATTTAAGCGTAAATAAGGGGCCAGGATATTTAGTATATTCATACTCAACAATTAATTTTGCAACGGGGAGCCAAACATTTTTAACCCCAATAGTTATAACAGCTGGTAGTACGTACAACCCACAAGGAAGTGGAGCCTACATAGCTGGAGATCGTGTAAGAATAATAAATAATTCAAACACTTCTCAATATATGGAAGGTTTTATTACATCAGTAACTACAAATACAAATATTGTAGTAAACATTGATATTGTAAATGGTTCAGGCTCATCTTCAAGCTGGACATTTTCTGTTACTGGTCTTCAAGGCGTTCAAGGACCTCAAGGTACTCAAGGTGTTCAAGGACTTCAAGGTAGACAAGGCGTACAGGGAGTACAAGGACCTCAAGGCACTCAAGGCGTTCAAGGAACGCAAGGTACTCAGGGATTACAAGGACCTCAAGGTACTCAAGGAGTTCAGGGGCCTCAAGGCACTCAAGGAGTTCA